CGTAAATTCCCAATCCATTCCATGCTTCGTCTGGAGTCAAATACTCACCATTAACTCTGGTACTCCTCAATGCTTTATACGCCATAAAAGCATTGTCCATAGTGTTAAAGGCTGACGTCTCCGGCGAACCGGATAGTCGGGAGTGACCAGTGTCAAACTTGACACCAAACTTTGTAACACCACGCTGATTGTGTTGTGACGCACACAATTCAGCGAGCAATGGCTTGTATTCATCCCTAACCCATCTAGCCATAACCATAGACTCAAGTTGTCTCAACACATTAGAGACCCGCCCATCAAAGCGTGATAAGTCTGTGGTACATATGGAATTGGCTTCTAAGCAAATAGCAGCAACACGATGCGATATTTGCAATGGTGTTTGTCCAAACCCATACCAAATTTGGAACTTTAGTACGAGATCGACAAATGAGTACATAAACTGAGAATAACGTAACTTGGCTTCAGCAGGAATAGTGCTAATATTCCTAGGATCCTTAATATCAGGATAAGCCTCAGCCTTCTGGAAGCATTGAATAGATTCATTTGTAGTGTTCTGAGTGGACAGCGCACCACGATCCAGAATCCGCCGTTGACTTGGCCGATTCTGACGTTCCCAAACTTCGTCGAAATCACACGGGGCTCCTACCCCAGTGAGACAGTCCGGTATGATCTTAAGAACAAACTCCTCCATAATCTTGAGATCAAAAGAACTGATCTCAATTTCTGGAGGACGAACATCCAATATGCGTCCCTGGACGGTGGCATTGTCATTAGACTCACATCTATCAGGAACAAAACACCCTAACATCAAAGGTGCCATAAATGGATGCATGCCCATCTTTGCATCTGGGTCATAGCTCTTAGGGTCAAATTGATAGTTAAACATTGATTCAGAAACAGGAAACACAGTGCTGTTAATTGCTTCGATCTGTGATCGATGATAATCAACAAGTACTGATGCCTCATCTGAAGTAACAGTGTTTAAGACACTTTTCACCTGAGCGAGTGACAAGTCAACCTTACTAATTCTTGATAAATTAGCAATAGTTTCATCATCTCTCGCATCAATCGTAGCAGAAATTAATTTATCAACTCTGCCAGTTGATATCTTAGTTCCATCATTTGTTTTAACATTCAACCGGAGAAACTCACCATTGGCCATTTTGTACCTCCCCAGAACATCACCAGGAAATAGCCATGATAGGTCAAATAAAAACACATAAGATTGTGAAGGTGTCAAGCAGATTATCTGATGATCTAAAGATATCTGCTTTCTATCAACATTATAATAAGTCGTTCTACTTAACAGCCCATATAATATACGACAGGAAACTGCAAACACATCCCCTGCATAATTCCACACCTGATGTTTATAGGTGGCACCTCCAGACACAACATACTTAACAGCGTTGTCCTTTCCAAACGTGAATGAGTATTCTCCCTCATCACGGCTAACCGCTGTCGGCTGGAAGGTTGAAATCATGTGGGTTTGTACATTACTAGCCAAAAACTCTGGCATACTCATGTACATGTCTACATCGACATAGGCAAGAACACTATTAGGTGGTGGATTAAAACCCTCCGACCTAACTCCAAGGTCCTTGCCCCAGAAATAGGAACGTGATCCCAAACGACCATTTCTCACATCTGACTTAGATTTCTGAATAAAGTATGCCCCCATCCCTGTGATCTTCCTAGCAATAAGATCAATTGTTGCAGCACTACCTGACCTAACTGCTGCACAACGAGGATGAGTATGATTCTTTGGTTCAGAACACTTAACCAGAGATGCTGAGGTGAACAACTTCCTAACAGTGCTCACATCATAAAATGGTTGCTTGGAATACTTGATCAAATAAGTGACTAAGTCACTTAATAATGATCTACCAATGCAG